CTACCGGGCGAACCTCGACGGGGCGAACCTCGACGGGGCGAACCTCTACGGGGCGAACCTCAACGGGGCGAAGGGACTCTGTGGTGCCCGCTGGGGCGCCCCCTCGGCCCTCCTACTTGCTTCCTGGAGCCACCTCCCGGACGCCCTGATCCTGGAGTCCATCGTCCATGACATGGCCAACCACGACGATCTCGATGCGTTCCGGCGATGGGTCAGCCTCGACCGCTGCCCTTACACCGGTGAGGGCTACGCGCAGGTGGTGGGGGGCATGGGGTCCGGACGGCATCGGGAGATCCTCAAGATCTACGGAGTCGATCGCGCCATCCGACGGGCCAAACACGGTGGTGCGTGGCATGCCCGGAAACTAATGGTGGCGATCCTGGACTGGGCGGGAGAGCAGGAGCCCACCCGATGATCCACGCAAACCAGCTCAAGCGGCGCCGCGGCGCCAAGAACCTCGAGAGCGCCCGCCGCGGCTTCGTCGCCAAGCGCCGGCGCCTGGTATTCGGCAGCACCCGGGCGGCGCTCCGCTGGTACGTCGAGACTCGCCTGCGCATGGCCGAGGCCCACGGGCTACACCCTCACACGGAAAAGATCGACGACTGGACGCGCGCCCTGATCGACGTCGACGGCGGTGAGGGTGGCGACCTCGACGAGCTGCTCGCCACCATGGCGACGGTCGGGATCGCCCTCGACCGGCTCAAGGAGTACGATCCCACCCTGCACCGCGTCGCCCTGTCCTACGGCGGCGGTGAGACGCAGGCCGAGATCGGCAAGGCGATCGGGCAGTCGCCCAGGATCGTCTCCGAGTTCCTGTCCCGCGCGGACGCCTACGTCGCTGCCCTGATCGGCGGGCATGACGGCGTGTTGCGTGGGGGGAGATAGCGGGTGGCCGGGCTGACCCTCTCGCCGGCGTCGCTCATCAAGACTCGCGTCGACCTCGTGCTCTACGCGCGCGGCGGGGAAACGGTCGTCCGCAACGGCAGGGCACGCTTGCGCCCGTGGAAGGCGAAGGCGCCCGATCACTATCCGCGCGAGACGCCGATCGCGGCCGTGACGGTGTTTCCGCGCCTGTGGGCTGGCTTGCTGGTGATCCTCGATCGCGCCTCTCCTATCGCCGTTGCGTCGGCCCGCCCGCGCTCCTCCTGACGATTTTTCCGTAGTCATTCCAGGCACCTACAAGAAAGATGCAAGTTTGTTGCCTCTGGGGGTAGACAGGCAAGATTATCGCCTGTAGTATGTACCCACGATGACGACACGGAACGACGAAGGAGCCGAGACGATGACGACGACCCCGAGACTCTCGAGCCTGCAGCGGACCACCCTCGCGATTGTCGACAACGCGCACGACGACGGCGGGCGCGTTGCCCAGTTCCACGACGGCGACATCTGTCGTCGCGCCGTCCGGCAGCTCGTGAAGCGCGGAGTCGTCAAGGTCACCGACCGTGGGACCGACCTCTGCGGCCGGTACGTCAAGGCCTCCCGCGTCGCGAGCGTCCGGCAGGCGGCGGCCCGATGACCGCGCACCGCTACACCGTCCGCGTCCAGGGCCCGGGAACGCTGATCCACTCGCCGAGCGTCCCCCGCGAGTTCGTCGGTATGCACGCCAGCGAGATCGCCGAGCGCCAGCGCGGCGACGGCCTCGATCTGACGATCTTCCGCACCCACGATCCCCGGTGTCGCTCGCTGGCCTGCTACCGGCGCCGCTCCGGCGCCTGGGTCCACGTCTCCGGTACCACGATCAACGGCATCGACAGCGCCCCCGAGAGGAGCAACTAGCATGCCCGCCCCCGCGTACAACTACCTCGACGTCGTCGGCTACTACACCCCGCTCGGCTACCTCTACTGTCCCGACTGCGCGACCCTGCTCGAGGTCGACCTCGACGACGAGCGGACGCAGAAGATCTGCCACATGGACTCGCCCGAGCCCGGCGCACGGTGCGACGAGTGCGGCAGCGTGATCCCCTCGATCTACAGGTAGGAAGGGAACGAAGATGCCCGCCACGATCCCCGAGACCATCGAGAACGTCGCCCGCACCATCGCGGCGAACATGGCCGATAGCGACTGGGCCGACCTCGCGGCCGACCCCGAGGCCTGGCACGCCAGCGTCGAGGCCCTCTGGCCGAACCTGAGCGCGTCCGCGGTCGTCTCGGCCCTGCTCGCCCTGGCACCGTAGGACAGGACACACCAGCAACCGGGGGAGTAGGATCCCCCAGGAGAGGACAGGACATGGCACACGAACACGCACCCGAGATCGAGGGATGGCGGCGAGAGCGGATCTCCGCCGACTTCCACGCATACCACCCGGACCCCTGGCGGCTCGACGGCGAGTCCTACTGCGTCGCGACGGGTATCGACGCCGAGGGGCGGCCCTGGGCCCGTGTCATGCACGAAGAAGGCCCAGGCGATGGCAGGACGCCCATGGGTCTCACCTACCACGGCGACGATGCCGTTATCGACGCCTGCGCGGCGGCGAGGGCGGCGAACGATCTCCTCCTGCCCCCCGCGTCCGAGGTGCTCGTCTACAGGCTCACCGACGCCCGCAAGGCCACCGGCGAGACGCAGGAGCAGCTCGCCGCACGGCTCGGCGTCGCCGTCAGGACGATCCGCGGATGGGAAGGCCTGCAGGCCTCGCCCCCCTGGACGCAGCTCGACCGGTGGGCGCGGGCGGTTGGGGTGAGCCTGTGGGCGGGGCAAACGGCATCCTCCCCCAGTCCCCCCTCCCCCGCCTCTCGCGGGTCGGTCTACGGTACCGGCAGCAGCCCGCGGCGGGGCGGTGAGGTGACGCGGTGACCCGCCCCCGCGCCTTCGTCGAACTCTGCTGCGGCTCCGCCGCGGTGACCCTGCGCCTGCTCGGCGGCCGGTATGCCGTCCCTCTACTTGGCGCCGTGGCCGTCGCGCATGTGCTCGTTGTGGCTGGAGTACAGCCGCAGGTTCTCCGGCCGATTGTCCAGGCTGTCGCCGTTGATGTGGTGCACCACCTCCCGGCGCTCAAGCCGCCGGCCGAGGCGGAGCTCCATCACCATGCGATGCTCAAGGATGCGTCCGCTGGATCGGATGGACTCCGGGAACGGATAGTCGCTGGCCGGGAGGACGAGCATGTATCGCCCGGAGTGGATGGGGTAGCGTCCGCCCTTCCACCACGGAGCGTTCGGACCGGTGATCCGTTTCCTGGACGCCTCGCGGTGGGCTTCGGTCTGTTCATTCCTTGGGGGCGGCTTGCCGGCCTCGACGTTTGCGAGACCGGTGCGGCGCCTCGATTCCCGGAGGCAGACGTCCGAGCACACAACGGTTTCGCTTCCCGTCCGTGGGCGCCGGTCGACTGGCGTTCCACATATCTTGCAGGGGAGCGGTCGCCGCTTCTTCCTGGCCTCCTCGGTGGCCCATCGCCCGCGACAGGCGTGCCCGCAGAAACGGCCCTGGTGTCGCTTGAGGGGTTCGCCGCACATCTCGCACGTTCGTGGTGTTTTCATGGCTGAATTATACCACAAGCGTAGCCCGGTTAGCGCACAAAGGCCGCGGCTTTTTGTGGAGCTCTGCTGTGGCAGCGCGGCGGTGACGCTTGGCCTTCTCGGCGGTCGCCACGCACGCCCTCCCATATCCTACATGGGCTCAAAAAATGGCTATAAAATCGCGGTGTTAGGGGCCATGGGCTTACGCTGTGGATTAGGTGCCGATGCCGTTCTCTTGAACGACGCAGGCCCGTGGGCTCACATCTACGCAACGCTAGCCGACCCGGCCAACTGCGCCGAGGTGGCGAAGATCCTGCGCGGGTGGGCCGACGAGGAGCCGCGGGAGTTGTGGGAGCGGCTACGGGAGGAGCATCGCGGGGAGTGGGATGGGTGGGGGGCGGAGCGGGCTGCGGGGTGGATTGTCGTCGAGGGCTGGTCGTACGCACAGGGCAGCGACACCCCGAAGTTGAACGACGTAAAGGCATACGGGGGAGAGGCTTCCGGTCATCCAGAGTACGCATGGAAGCCGCAGACGACGGGCAAGTTCGCCTCCCGCGTCGAATCCGTCGCGGCGTGGTTGCAGTGCAATGCCTGGTCCGCGAAGGGCAAGGGCGTCGACGCTGGATACCGGGCTCCATACGACACCGCCGGAGTTTGCCGATCGGTGACGCCCGACATGCTCCATCGCCGAGTAACGCCCATCGCCGCCCCCCTCTCCGTCTACGCCGGCCCCGCCGAAGACCTAGCCCCGCCGGATGACTGCGAGGGCGTGTACATGCTCTGTGACCCGCCCTACCACGGCGCCAACGGCACCGAGAAGATCACCGGCTACGCCCACGACCTCCCGCGGGCCGACCTGTTGGTGTTGCTCCGGCGGTGGTCGGACGCGGGGGCGGTGGTCTGTTGCTGCGAGTCGGTGCCGTTCGCCGGCGAACTGGGATCGGGGTGGTACTCGGTGGACATCGCACACGCCCGAGTCGGCCAGAAACGAACCTTCGCCCGGGTCACCTCTGAGTTCATCACCCTGAACCGGGCGCCGGCCGAGGTGCCGGCGGTGCAATCGGAGATGTTCGGATGATCCTCGAATCCGCCATCTCCGCCGCAATCGCCCGGTACTTCGCCGGCTATCTCCGCGGCGAGTCCCCGCGCTACTGGCCAGAGCCGGTGCCTGTCGGCCTCGCTACGGCGATCCAGCGTAGCGCCCCGGCTTGCCAGGGTGGCGGATGCGTGGCGCGAGCCTGAGACGGCGGGGGAGGTGCTTCATGTGGCTATGCGGTGGGTTGGGCAGAGGAGGAGGGTGAGATGACCGACGAGATGACAGAGGAACAAGCAATACGCCCCCCCTACCGCCTCGACCTGTTAGTCCAGGCTTCCTCTAAGCCATAAGCCAACTTCATCCAATGTCACACGCCACTCTGCCGACACGTCAAGCGAAATGTCACAGATGTCACAAGGGTATGTCACACGCAGAAAGAGGGAAACAGGCGAGACGTCAAGCGTTATGTCACAGATGTCACAGATTTACGAAGGGTAGAGACATCTGAGAGGAACTTTTCCCCTACAAGTAGTCGAGGCTACTAGGGCAAAAGCCACAAAAACCCCAGAAAAAAGAGAGGAAAAGTCCGCCCCCATATAGGTACCCTGCGGAAAAGCGTGACATCTGTGACATTTCGGCCAACGTCTCGCCTGTTTCCCTCTTTCTGCGTGTGACATCGCGTGTGACATCTGTGACATTTCGGCCAACGTCTCGCCTGTGGCCGTGTGACATTGGCCTGCGGTAGCCCAGGCTATCAGATTGAGCCCCCGCCCAGGGACCCCCGCCGGAAAAGGATTAAGCAAGGCTTGACAGATGGCGCCGAGAACCTGTAAGATGCCCGCAGGATGGATGATTGCGCCTGGGCTACCGCTCGGGCGCTGTCCGTTCTCGGGTTTGGCGGCCCGGGCCCCCGGTCACCTCCCTCCGGCCGGGGGCCCGGGCCGCCGAAATCTGACAGGAGGCCCGGGAGGAACGGCCGTGAACGAGACCGACCGACCTACGCGGGAGGTCGCCCTCGAGTGGATGGCCGAGACCGGCGAAGGACCCGCCGCTGCAGCCCGTGAGTTCGGGGTGAAGCCCGCAACGGTACGGAGCTGGAAGCTACGGGCGCAACGTTGCAACGGAGACGCCCAGGCGCCAGCAACGCGGAAGAAGAAGAAGACCGCGCCCGCGAGGCGCAGGCCCTCGAGGAAGACGAAAGACCCAGGGGAGCCCCCTGCCCCCCCCTCAAGGTCAAACGCGCGCGGACGGAAGGGGCAGCGCCGGAAGAAGGTCGCCCCCCTCGACCCGGCGACGCTCGACAGGGCCACGCGCCGCGCTCTGAGGAACGCGATCCTCGAGCGGGTCAAGTACCTAGCCAGCCCGGAATCAGTCCGACAGCGCGAGCAGCAGCCAGCGGCGATCACACTGGGGATCCTGACCGACAAGTTCGGCGGCGTGCTCGCGACGATCAAATCCGAGGGTGACGAGGGCGCCCAGCGCGAGGGCGCGGTCGACCGGCTCCGGGAGGCCCTGCAGCTTGACCAGCCGACAGCCAGAGCAGAGGTGGAGGAAGATCCGGGTCGGTGAGCTGGCCCAGGATCCCCGGAACCTCAAGAGGCACGACGAGCGGAACAAGGCCGTCGTCGGCGCAAGCCTTGACGAGTACGGCCAGGTCGAAAACTACGTCGTCGAGATGGGTACGGATCCGCTCCGGCTCCTCGGCGGCAACATGCGGGCGGCACGGGACCTCGATGAGCACGGCCCCGATCACGAGGTCATGATCTGCGAGGTCGACGTCCACGGGGCGAAGGCCGACAAGCTCGCGGCCCTGCGGTGATAGACGACGCCTGGGAGGCGATGGCGCTGCAGGTGGCGGCCCTGTCCGGCGAAGAGTTCGCCGACCGGTTCGAGGCCCTCGAGCACCAGCAGGACCGCGACGAGGCCCTGCGGCTGCGCTGGCGGCACGACCTGCTCGGGTTCGCCCGCTGGTGCTGGCCTGACCTCTTCTCGATGCCGTGGAACGACTTCCACCGCGCCGAGCTGGCGAAGCCCCTCCCCCGATGGGAGGACAGGATCGGATCGGACGTGCGCGACGCGGTCGCGGCGCCTCGAGGAGTGGCGAAGACGACCACGGCGAAGGCCCGGGTCGTTCACGCGCTGGCCTACGGGCTCGATCCCTACGTCGTAGTGCTCTCGGCCGAGCAGCGGCTCGCACTGGCGATCTCGGACCATCTCCGGCAGATGGTCTCGGACAAGGATTCGGAGTTCGCCCGGCTCTACGGCCCGGTGAGCGTCGAGGGCAGCTCGGGCGAGTGGATCGCACGGTGGTCCGGCCGCCGGATCTCCGGCGTCCTGGCCCGCTCCTTCGGTACGCAGATCCGAGGCGCCAACCTGCGCGCCCAGCGGCCGACCCTGATCGTCGTCGACGACGGCGAGCGGCCGGATCGGGTCCGGAGCGCAGACCAGCGCGAGATCTGGAATCGGTTCCTCGCCGACGACGTGCAGAAGTCGGGCCCCCGTGAGGGCGGCCTCGCGATCCTCTGGCGGGGGACGGTCCTGCACTCCGACTCGGTGCTGTCGAGGCTGCTCGCCAACCCCGGTTGGTCTGGCGGCCGATGGAAGGCGCTGATCTCCTGGCCCGACCGGGCGGACCTCTGGGAAGAGTGTCGCGCCATCTGGGCCGACCTGACGCGCGGCGACGCCAGCGCCAGGCGGGCGGCGGCCTACGAGTTCTACGAGGCGCACCGGGCCGACATGGACCGCGGCGCCGAGGTGCTCGACGAGGTCGCAGAGCCCCTGTTCAGGCTATACGAATACATCTGGTCGGACGGGCTCGCGTCGTTCCTGCGGGAGAAGCAGAACGAGCCGCGCGACCCCGCGGCGGCGATCTTCGACTCGGCGAGCTTCACCCGCTGCAAGGTGACGAAGCGGAACGGCGAGTGGGTCATCGTCACGGACGGCGGGGGCCGGATCGTGCCCTTGTCCGGCTGCCGGATGATGATCCGGTGGGACCCGAGCCTGGGCGACCCGACGAGCGACGACGCGGCCCTCTCGCTGGTCGCAGCAGACAGCCACGGCTACGGCTACGTCGTCGCGGCATGGGTCGCGAAGCGGAAGCCGTCGATCCAGCTGGCAGCCCTCTGGGAGATGGCGGAGCGGTTCGAGGTCAAGCGGGCGAGCCTCGAGGGGAACGGCTTCCAGCGGTTGATCGGGAACGACTTCCGGCGTCAGCGGAACGAGCGGCGCGAGGCCAAGCGGTATTGGCAGGTCGAGCTTGACGAGGACCCGTCGACCACGAACAAGGAAGAGCGGATCGGGGGGCTCGAACCCGCGATCACGAACGGGTGGCTACAGTTCGCCGAAGGCCTCCCGCAGGCGTTCCTGAGCCAGTGGGACGACTTCCCCGACACGTCGGGCGGGCACGACCTCGACGGGCCGGACGCGACCGAAGGGGCTTACGCCCGGGTCGGTGCGGCGCCGAGGGCGGCCGACTACAAGAAGAAGCGGCTCCGATGATGGATTGACAGAATCAATCCGTCATGACACGAACTTGCGGCGGGCTCCCACGAGAGAGCTCGCCACCACACAGAGCAGCCGTCGGCACCCGGCGACAGCCCGGAGCGACCGACGTATTCGGACGCCCCGTAAGGACCGCGGGATCGTATGCGCCGCGGGAGTCCTTTAAACGGTGGGGGAAGACCGCGTCTACCATCGGCCCACCCCTCTCTTTGAGGCGGGGCAAGGGTGAGGACAACGGCAGGGCGCGGCGGCTGCCAACATCTCTACGGCGCGCTTGTGGCGCACCTGTCGCCGGGCAAGGGCGGGCCAACCATCGCCCCCGGCGGGCCCCCGATGTTCGGGGCCTTTCACCCCGTCTGCAGCCGGTCCGGACGGGAATGGCTGGAGACCGGCAAGTTCATCCCCCGGGGCACGATCCCGGGGAGCCCGTGGGCCGCGGTCTGCGGGCAGCTCTCCCTCTTCTAGCCCCATGGGTTGCAAGAGCAAGCGGAAGCGCGGCGGACGGAAGCGGTAGTCGATGAAGGTCAAGATCCTCGAGCAGCTCCACCCGGAGCACGATCTAGACCGGATCCGCCGTCTCTACGCCCTCGCCGAGGGCGGCCCGGACTGGCACGGCAAGATCGAGGACTGGCTTCCGAAGCGCGAAGTCGAGCCCCCGGACGTCTACGAGGAGCGGAAGACCCTCGCGACCTACGTGAACCACGCGGGAGGCATCCTCGACCTGCTGGCGGCGATGCTCTTCGGCGAGGCCCCGAAGATCGACGGGCTCCCCACCGGCGACTACTACGAGGGGCTGATCAACGACTGCGACGGCGCGGGCACGCCCTGGCGCCAGTGGTGGCGCGAGACCTTCGCGCACACCCTGCGCGGCGGGCGCTGCTTCGTCTGGGCGAACCTCCCCCCGGCTGGCGACGTGGAACCGGCGACGCGGGCCGACGAGGAGAAGCTCGGGCGTCTGGACGCCTTCCTGGTACGGGTCACCGCGGCGCAGGTCCGCGACTGGGGAACGGACTCGAAGGGCGCCCTGCAATGGGTGCTCTGGCGAGACATCGTCGACGAGCGGGAGGACGTCGGCGCCGAGCGGCGCCAGGTCTACCGCTGGACCTACGTCGACGGCGTGGCGATCCGTCGGTGGGAGTGGACGCCCAAGTCCGGCCAGGACCGGCCGAAGCTCGACGACGACGCCGTCGAGCTGCCGATGATCGGACACGGCGCCGCGCGCCTGCCGATCGTCGAGGTCTGCCTGCCTCCTGCGCTGTGGCTTATGCACCGCGTCGAGGATGCGACGATCGCGGCTCTGCGGGCGCGGTCTGAGCACTCCTGGGCGCTGCACCAGGGGGCAAACGAGCTGCTCGCGCTCAAGCGCAAGTGGACGGACGAGGCGCCCGACCTGGGCCACGGCCACTGGCTCGAGCTGGCCCCCGACGAGGAGGCCGAGTACATCGCGCCGACCGGGGTCGCCTTCCAGTACCTCGAGAAGGACGTCGCGGCCACCCGAGAGGATCTCTACCGCACGCTCAACGCGATGGCCCTCGCGGCGGACTCCGACGCCCAGGCGGCCCGGCTGAGCGGCGAGAGCAAGGCCCAGGACTGGCAGGCGACGCAGATCCTCCTGGCGGCCTACCAGGATCAGTTCATCTCAGCCATGCACACGGCGGCCGAGATGATCCTCGCCATCCGCGGTGACGACGTGGCGGGCGACGACGGGATCAGCGTCTCGGGCCTGGACGGCTGGCAGACCGAAGATCTGCAGGGGTTCCTGCTGGCGGTCACGCAGGCGACCGAGGCCTCGCGTATGTCGCCCACCTTCCGGAAGGTAGTCGCGAAGCGCCAGGCGGCCCGCATCTTGCAAGACGACGTCAAGCCCGAGGAGATGGAAGCGATCAACGCCGAGATCGACTCGGCTCCAGACATCGAGGAGGGGCCTGACGCCTACGGGTTCGGCGGGGCTCCCGGGCAGCAGCAACAGCCGCCAGAGAAGAAGAAGCCCAAGGGCGGCAAGGAGGGCGACGAGTAGATGGAACAGATTTTCTTCATGTCGTGCGGCCTCATCCTGCTCGGCACGCTGCAGGTCATCGGACTTCTGGCCCTGATCGCCATCGTCGGCAATCTCGCGCAGGAGATCACGACGGCCCTCGACGAGGTGAAGAAGGAGAAGGCAGGCCGTCGACAGGTGACGTTCAAGCTCTCCGCGGACATGTCGCAGGCGGCCAAGTCCACCGAGCAGCTCCTCGAGAAGCTCAATCGGGCAGCCGAGCAGGCGAAGCAGCAGCGCGACGGCGACGGCCCGGACGAGGAGCGGATCGGAGAGCAGCGAGAGGCGGCCAAGGGCGCGATCCTGACCGCCCTCGACGGCGGCCAGTGGCCGGCGCCTCCGACCGACCCCGACCCGACCCAGTAGGCGGAAGGCCCCGGGGGGCACCATGTCCCGAGTCGACCGCATGCTCGAGTCGCTCGCGGGCGACCTGGCGAAGCTACACGACCGCGAGGCGCGGGCGTTCCTTCGGACCTTCGAGGACGCGCGCCGCGAGCTACGGGAGAGGCTCGACGAGCTGATCCGCTCTGGCATGGCCGAGCAGCTCCCGTATTCGGCCCAGTTCCAACGGACCATGCTCGCCCAGGTCGACGCCGGCGCGCGCCAGCTCCGCCTGCGGCTGGGCCGGCAGCTCGGCGAGGCTGTCGAGAGGCAGCAACGCGCGGCGCTGGCCGACCTGCTCGGCACGATCCGGCAGTTCGAGCCCGACTTTCTGGACGTGGCCGGGCACATCGAGGTCGAGGCCCTGCGCCGGATGACGGAGTCGCAGGGGCTCCTCCTGCACACGTACTCGATCGGCCGCTACGGCGCCGACGTCGTTGCGACGATGCAACGGGAACTGGCGGCCGGGATCGCAGGCGGCCAGACTTGGCGGCAGCTGCGGGACCGACTCGCAGGCCCCGGCGGCGTGCTCGAGGGCATGAAGAGCCGGGCCGAGCTGATCGTCCGGATGGAGCTGAACAGCGCGTTCAACCGCTACCATCTGGACGCGATCAAGGGCACGGCGGCCGTACTCGATCGGGACCTCCCCGCGGACGACCCCGATCGGATGATGAAGAAGGCCGACGAGTTCCTCGACCTGCGGAACCACGCGATCTCGCGGGTGCTGCACGGCCAGGTCCAGGACCCAGACGAACCGTTCCGGGCCCCTCAAGTCGAGGTGGTCCGACAACACGACCTGATCCAAGCGGCGCGGGCGGCGGTGAGCCTGCCACGGCGTCGGCTCTCCGGGATTCTCTGGCCCCTCGTGGGCGGGAGCTACCAGGGAGCGAACTACCCGGCGCACTACTGGGAACGAGGCCGAATCGTTCCCTGGCGTGAGAGCTGGGCCCAGGAGTAGAAGGAATGCCGCCTCTCGACGACGCAGACAAGACCGCGATCGAGAAGATGATCGCCGACACCCTCAAGGGGGAGACTTTCGCGAAGACAGTCGGCGATGCCGTCACGAGCGGCCTCGGCGCCCTCAAGATCGAGGACAAGATCTCGACCACGGTCGACGCGGCGGTGAAGAAGGCCGCGCCCGAGCCCGACAAGGGCGACGACAAGGGCAAGGACAAGGACAAGGGCGGCAAGGGCACCGACGACAAGGTCGCGCAGAAGTTCGCGGCCATGGAGGCGAAGCTCGAGGCCGAGAAGAAGGCCCGCGAGGACGCCGAGGCGGCCCGCCGGACCGATTCTCTGCACTCGTCTGCCCGGGCGGCCCTGATCGACGCTGACGTCCCCGGCGATCGCGTCAAGCACGCGATGGCCTTCCTCCGGCAGGAGGGGCTCCTGGAATCCGACGAGGACGGCAAGCCTTCGATGAAGGCCCCCGACCAGTGGGGGAACGACGCCCTGCAGCCCCTCAAGGAAGCGATCCCCGCCTGGCTCAAGACGGACGACGGCAAGGCCTACCTGCCGCCGAAGGGGGTTCAGGGCACGGGCGACGGGGCCGGCAAGGTCTCGATCAAGGGGCCGGACGGCGCCGACGACCTCGACAAGGTGCGCGACGCGGCCAGCGCCAAGGTGCTGCAGGCGGTTCGCCTGCTGTAGGCGCGCAACGCGACAGATCAAGTGAATCCCCGGGGGTCAGCTTGCCCAACGTGGGCAAGGCGAAACCCCTGACACCCCAGGCACCCGGATCGCCATCCCGGGAGGCCGAGCAATAGGAGATCCAAACGATGGCGGGACCGACCCTGAGTGACATCACCGCAGTGCTCAACCTGATTTTCCTGGACGGCATGGCCAGCCAGATCAGGCGCGACGTGCTGCTCCCCAACCTCGTCCCGGTGGTCAACGACCGGAACGACTCGTGCCACTGGAAGGCCAAGTTCGACGCCCGCAGCACGGCGTCGGCGAAGGCCGAGGGGCACACGCCGGCCGACGGCGACTTCTCCACCCACACCCGCAAGAAGCTGTCCCTGGACTGGGCCGAGTACTTCGGCTACGCCGAGGTGACCGGCCTGGCCAAGGCGATCGACGCCCGCGACGGCGGCGGCTCGCTGCTCTCCGAGGAGGTGCTCGACGCCCTCGACGAGCTGGCGATCCTGGTGTCGAGCGACTCCTACGCGGGAGACGAGACCGCGAGCCCGATCGAGCTGGGCGGCCTGGCGATCGCGGTCGACGCGGCCGACACCTACGCCGGCCTGACGGTCGCGGCGGAGAGCAACCACGCCTCCCCCGAGGACACCCTCGCGGCGGCGAGCCTCTCGATTAGCAACATCCGGGCCAAGCTGATCCGGCCGTTCAAGGACTCCTGCGGCTTCTACCCGGACATGGTCATGTGCCCGGGCGACGTGTTCGACAGCATCGGCGACCTGTTCGGCTCGGAGCGGCGGTACGTCAAGACCGTCAGCACCGTTCGCGGCCAGATCGACCTCGACAAGCTTTCCGGCGGCTTCCGGGCTCTGGAGATCGACGGCGTGCCGATCTTCGAGGATCGGCACTGCACCGCGTCGACCATGTACGCGCTGCACTCGCGGTACCTGAGCTACCGCCAGGTGCCGGACTACGCCGACAACCTGGACCCGTCGATCGTGATCCCCGCCTTCAAGGCCCTGACCGGTCAGAGCCTCGAGCAGGGGACCGTCGAGTCGATGATCAAGGCCGGCGGCAGCCGGATCCAGCCGACGATCGAGGCCCTGGCCAAGACCGGCGACTTCCTGCGCGTCATGGTCAAGTGGTACGGACAGCTGCGGCTCACCCGCCGCAACGCCGCCGCGAAGCTGACCCTCACCTAGCCCACCTGACGACCTGACCGAGTAGGGGCCCCGGGGTTCGCCCCGGGGCCTCCTGCCCGTTCCCCAAGATTCGAGGAGATCCGACAGAATGACCATCGTGCGAAAGACGGGCGGGCGCGACGAAATCGACGCGATCATCGCCTTCGCGAACGCAATGCTCGTCGACCTGACCGCCGTCCGCACTGCCCTCCTGGGCGGCCTGGATCGCGGTCAGAACGGCGTTCTGACCCTGAACCGGGACACCGACACCCTCGCCGACCTGACCGAGCTGCGCACGCAGCTGGCCGCGTGCGTCGTCGATCTCGGCGTCATCCATGCGGCCGACCTGCTGGCCGTGGATCGCGTGAACAACGGTGTTCTCGGCCGGTCCCCCATGGCCAAGGTCTACGCGGACCTCGTCGAGCTGCGCACGCAGATGGCGGCCGGCGTCGTCGATCTGGGCGTCCTCCGCGCCTCGGCGGTGCTGGGGATCAACCGGGGCAACGCGACCTGCTTCGCCAACCCGGCGATCGCTGACGGAACCGCCGACGGCAAGATCCAGAACGTCAACGCGGTCGACTTCTCGATCGCGGGCCGGCTGTATTCGAAGGCTGCCACCGACGACCTGTGGGACCTGACCGGCCAGACCGACACCACCGGTACCGAGTGGGTCGCCTTCTGGCTCTACCTGGACGCCAGCGGCACCGCGACGATCGCGGCCGGGACGGTCGTCGAGACCAGCGAGGCGGGCGCCATCGCGGCCCTGCCTGCCATCGACGACGCGAAGTGTCCGGTCGGCGTCTACGTCGCGGGCAACTCCTGCGACTTCGACGGCGCAGCTGGACTGACGGCCCAGGGCACGCTGATCAACGGACGACCGGCCGCGCAGGCGGATCCGGCGGCCGTGACGGCGACGACCCCGGCGGCCCTGACCTCGGCGGCCACCCTGGCGGGCATCGTCGACGGAACCACCGACGGCGCTCTGCAGACGAGCGAGGTGACCGAGTTCCAGGTCAACGGGCAGACGCTCTCGAAGGCTGCCACCGATGACCTCTGGGACATGAACGCGGAGACCGACACCGCGGCCGACAAGTACCGCGCGTACTGGCTCTACCTGAGCGCGGCTGGCGCGGCGAGCTCCGTGGCCGGCACCGACGCGGACTCCGAGGCCCTGGCCCTGGCGGCCCTGCCCGCCGAGGACGCGGCGAAGTGCCCGATCGGTGTGTTCGTGGCTGGCCTGGCGTGCGACTTCGACGGAGCCGCCGGCCTGGCGGCCCAGGGTACGATCCTGAACGGTCGCCCGGCGGCCGTGGCGGATCCGGCTGCCGTGACCGCCACCACCCCGGCGGCTCTGGACACGGAGATCACCGTCGGTGTCGTCGACGGAACCACCGCGGGCAACCTGGCGATCTCGTCGGACGTCGATTTCCAGATCGGCGGCCAGATGTACGAGAAGGCCGAGACCGACGACCTGTGGGACCTGTCGGCCGAGGTCGACACCGCGGCCGACAAGTACAGGGCCTACCGCCTGTACCTGGACGCCAGCGGCACGGCCACCTTCGAGGCGAGCACCGCGGACGCGGCGAGCGCCGTGCTGGCTCTGGCGGCCCTGCCCGACGAGTCGGCGACGAAGTGCCCGATCGCGATCTTCGTGGCCGGTCTGTCGACCGACTTCGACGACGTCGGCGGCCTGGCGGCCCAGGGCTCCCTCTACGACGGCCGCTACTCCGCGGTCGCCGACCCGGCGGCCCTGACCGCCGCGGCGATCACCTCGGTCGCCGTCTAGCAACCCCAGACAGCGGCGGCCCTCTTCGCGGGGGGTCGCCGCTGGGGTGACCAATGGCCTTGACCGACGACCAGAAGTCGAAGATCCGGCACTACCTCGGGTACCCGGACGTCAACCGCCGGCAGCACACCCACCTGGAATCCGCCTTCGACGCGCTGAGCGCCGAGGGGGAGACCCGGATCGGCGAGATGCTGGTGAGGCTCGCGGCGCTCGATACCGACCTTGACGGCTCATGGGATCGCCAGAAGGTGATCAAGGCCGAGGAGGTCACGCTCGCCGGCTTCGATGAGGTGCGCGCGCTCCGCTCTGAGGGCGTCCGCATCTGTCACCAGCTCGGCAACGTGATGGACGTCGAGCCGCGCCGGACCCCGTTCCACGCGGGCTCCGGCGGCGGCGTGGCGCGAAGGGGCTGACGATGGCCAAGCGGAAGACGAAGACGCCCGAGCAGCAGCCACAGCCCGAGAAGGAAGAGGCGCCGGTGCCCGAGATGGAGCCGGAAGCGGCCCCAGAGCCCGAGCCGGAGCCGGACGCCGTGATCGCGAAGCAGACCTGCCGCGTGACGATCGAGGGCAACCGGGACATTCGCCTCTACCGCGGCGACGTCTTTCGGCTACCGATGGCCCGGATCCTCTGGCGAGATGCCCGCGCGTTCGTGGACCGCTGGCCCCAGGTTGAGCGATGACCCTGCGCGACGATCTGATCCCGGTCGTCGACGAAACGCGCCAGCTGATCGACGATCTGGGGCTCCGGCTCTACACGGTCAAGACGAGGCGGCGCACCTGGGACGGCGGCGCACCTGGGGCGGGTAGCTCGTCGGACGTCGACGTCACGCTCGACCCGAGGCCGAAGGTCAAGGAGCCCTCCCCGCGCATGGTCGCGGCGGCCCCGGGCACCTACGAGACCGGCGATCGGGTGGTTCACAGGATCTCGGCCGACTACACGAAGGCCCAGCTCGACGGCGGCGCCATCGCCGACGACGAGGAGTGGCACGTCCTGATCGACGGCTACCCCTACCGCGTGGTGTCCACGCTTGAGAAGGCGTTCGAGTGGCGGATCCACTGCCGACGCCTCACGGGGCGGTAGGGTGCCGAGCTACAACATCGACGCCGGCGGCCTGCGCGAAGACCTGCGCCGGGCTCTGAAGGGCTTCGAGGAGGCAGTAATCGACGCGGCCGTCGAGACCGTCGCCCGGGGCGAGGGCCTCGCCGTCGCGAAGACGAACAAGCTCGACGCCGTCGATCAGGGCGTCTACAAGAACTCCTGGAAGCATCGGCGGATCGTCGACGGCGGCGAGCTGCGGAACGACACGCCCTATGCTGCGGTGATCGAGTGGGGCAGGCGACCGAATCGCCCGGGCCCGCCCTTCGATCCGATCTTCGAGTGGGTGCAGAGGAAGCTCGTCGGACGCGGCGAGGTCGCTCCCGAGGACGCCGAAGCGACGGCGTCGATGATCGCGGCGCACATCCACCACCACGGCACCAAGCCCCGGTTTATCCTGCGGGACACCTTCCTTGTGATGCGGAAGCGGTTCCCGAAGGAGATCCGGCGCCAGCTCAAGCGACGGCGCCGCGCACAGCAGGCCCGAGCCCGGAAGTTGAACTAGCGTGGCCACTGTCGACCCCACGGACGCCATGATCGACGCCCTCGTCGCCTACCTGGCGACGACGCTCGGCAGCGGCTACACCGTCCGTGCGGGCTGGCCGGAGCACGGGAAGCGGCTCGACCTGTCCGAGCCCCTGATCGCGGTCACGGCGGGCGCCCCTGACGACGAGGAGCGGTCGCCAGAGGCGATCCGGCACACCGACGAGGGCGACGGGACGACGACGAGCCTGTACGCCTACGGGCGGCGAGGGATCGACGTCCAGGTCGACCTGTGGGCGGCCTACCGAGCGGTCCGAGCGACGGCCGGCGTCGCGGTGCTGAAGGCGTTCAACGGCCCCAAGTTCCCGCACGTCGCGGGGCTCAACTTGGAGTTGACGACCTACCACAGCGTGCGGGCGACCTACGACCTGACTCCCGGCGGGGGCAGGGACGACAACCCGGACGGCGCCGCGCTCGGCGAGTGGCGGCAGACCTTCGCACTCCGCGCGGAGTGCGAGCTGGTCGACGAGAAGATCGAACCGACGGTGGCCGAACTGGTCGCCCAAATGGACGTAGACGACGGCGAGGACTGGGAGATCTCCGAGGAGATCCCCGTCACCCCCTAGCATCTGAGGAGCCCCGCATATGGGCAGCCTGATTAGCAAGATCTCGAGCCTGGCGAGCGTCGGTTACGGGATCAACATCTTCGAGCAGTCCCCCCCGCAGAACATCTCGGGCGCGAAGACGAACGTCGCCGGCTGCGTGGGAGCCTTCCCCTGGGGCCCGACGACCATGCAGACGGTCACGAGCTGGCAACAGCTTTTCGATCTGTACTGCCCGAGCTACTTCGACGCCGCGGACACCTACCCGGCGCTGAAGGCGTTCCTCTCGAAGAAGTTCCCGGGCGGGCTCAAGATGACTCGCGGCGTGGCGTCCGACGCCGTCGCGGGAACCAAAGATTACGACGACGCGGCGGCCACCGAGTCAGTCACCGTCGTCGCCAACTACCTGGGGCTCCTGGGGAACTCGATCCTCGTCGAGTGGGTGGCGAACGCCGACACCGCGGCCAACCGCGACGCGATCGTGAGCATCGGCACCGCCTACTCGGAGCGGTACGAGAACGTCGTAACCGCGGCGCTCGTCGTCACCGACCCGGGCGATCCGTTCGTGACCTTCTCCAAGCACGCGAGCTGTGTCGCCGTCCCCGACGCGGCGGCGGCCCTCGCCCTGGCGCTCGGCTCCGACGGCACGCTGGCCGGCGCCGACCTCGTCGGCTCGGCGGTCTCCAACGTGGGGATCCGCAAGTTCTACGACGAGAACATCGCGATCAACGCGCTTTTCGTGGCCGACCTCGGCGACGAAGACACGCTGATCGACGCCGTCAATGCGGGCCTGTTCGCCTTCGTCGGCGAGGACAAGGGCATCGCGGTCCTGATGACGAAGTACGATCAGACGGTCGCCGAGGCGATCATCGACGTCGGCTCGTACAACGACGATCGCTGCGTCTACCCCTTCCCGCTGGCGAAGACGACCAACTTCTACGACACCAACCTCGCCGAGATCGAGGTCCAGGGCGGCCCCTGGGTTGCCTCGGCGATCGTGAGCAACGACCCCTGGCAGGCCCCCGGCGGCGCGGCCAGCGTCGAGAGCCTCAAGGGGATCACCGCCCTCGAGGAGATCTCGATCACCCGCACGGACTACGAGAGCCTGAACACCGCGGGGATCGCTCCCTTCTTCATGTCCACGGCCCTGGGCGGCGCCATCGTCCGCCGCGCCGTGACCACGGCGACCGACGGGACGCGGATCTTCCGCCGCCGGATGACGGACTACCTGACCGAGTCGATCGCGGCCTACCTCGAGCGGTTCGTCGAGTACCCGATCGACCTGGACCTGGACGCCCAGACCCTCGGCAACTACACGAAGGCCGAGGTCGACGCCGTGACGACCTTCCTCGCGAACGAGGAGGCCGCCCAGCACATCAAGGATTACGGGATCGACCCCTTCTCGGCGAATACCGAGTCCGGCATCGACGCCGGTCGGTGGATCCTGGCGATCCAGGCCGAACTCTACTCGATGCAGGAGGAGATCGTCCTGCAGGCCGAGATCGGTGAAACCGTCGAGGTCCGGGAGGCCTAGCCTTCCAGCGCCCCCCCTTCCCCCTTCCCAGTAGCTAGCCCGGGCGATGCCCGGTGGGAGATCGTTCCATGGCCACCGGAATTACCGGTAAAGACGTACAGGTTGCGCTGTCTCTCGACGCCGCGCCGCAGCAGATCTTCGACGACGTCGTGTCGTTCGAGCGTTCCCCGATCCTCGAGGAGGCATCCTCGCGCAAGCTGGGGAAGGACTTTGTCGACGTCGACGTCGAGCACGCCGGCTGGCAGGGGACGACCGAGATCCAGGTCTCGTCGTCCGTCGCCGACGAGCTGATCGACGCCATCACGTCGGCGATGCGCGCGCGGCTTCCCTACGTGCTGAGCTTCGGCGAGCAGATCCACTACCGCGACCTGTCGTCGAAGTCGTACACGTACCCCATGTGCAAGATCACCGGCGCCCCGAAGCGGGTCCGGGCCGGCGCCGAGAAAGCGACGGTCTCCTTCACCTGGAAGAGCGGCGCCGACAGGATCCCGGGCTAGCCGATGGCGCAGGCCGATCCGACGCTTCCGGCCGATCCCGAGCAGGCCCCGGGCCTCCCCAAGGATCTCAACATCTGCGGGATCCCCTGGACGGTGGAGATCGTCGACGATCCTGCGGACGTCGACGTCTACCGACGGGTGCCTCTGTGGGGGCAGTGCATCGCTTCACGCAGGGAGATCCGGATCCAGGGCGGGATGAGCCCCGAGGCGACGTTCACGACCCTGCTACACGAACTGATCCACGCCGTGAGTGACAACGCTCTCGGCGTCGGGGACGACTCCCGCGAGGACGAACAGCGTGTGACGGCGATGGCCTCTGTACTCGCCGACACCCTGATCAGAAACAACCTGGCGCGGCTACCCTCGAGGTAGTCCGCGCGGAGCTGCGGAGAATGAGCAAGACACGGAAGGCGTTCATCGTCGACATGCCCGACGGACGGGCGGTCACCATGGCCATGTTGCGGACCGGCGAGCTACGGCTCGCGATGCAGAAGGCCGGGAACATCAAGGTCGAGGACGCCCGGCGCTTCGAGCAGGGTCTCCACGGCCTACGAGCGGCGATCCGTGAGATCGACGGCGCCGAGGTCAAGGAAATGGACCTCGCCGGCGACAAGCTCGACGACCACTTCGACGCCCCCGAGATCCAGATGCTCGTCGCGGCCTGGCACCAGATCCACTCGCCTTCCGAGGAGGCGGTCGAGGGCCTGGGGGAATCGATTCGGGCCGTTTCTGGCGACTGATCGCCTTTGCGGCCCGCTACGGACGACAGCCGATCTCTGAGTGTGAGCAGCTGACGCTCGAGGAACTCTCGGCATTCTGCCACGCGATCGGCGAACTGCTCGACAAGGAAGGGGACGGCCTCGAAGATGCCTGACGATCTCGAAGTCGTTGCCCGAATTCGGGCACGCAACGCCACGGGCCAAGGGGCGCGCAGGGCAGAACGCAGGCTCTCCCGCGTCGGCGACCATGCCGACCGAGTGGGCAAGAGGATCGGAAGCTCGCTAACGCGAGGGATCTCGGTCCTGGCCGGCGGCTATGCCCTGTCCAGGGTCACCCGCGGGATCATCGGGATCCAGGTGGAGATCCAGGAAGCCCAGATGGGCATGGCGTCGCTCTTCTCGGCGACGTACCAGATGCCGATCGTCGACTCGCTCAAGATGGCGCGGACCGAGGTCGCGGGCCTGCGGGTCGATGCGGCGAAGGGCGTCGGCGAGCTGGGGAACTACCTGCAGGCCTTCCAGATGATCCTGGGGCCAGCCGCGGCAGCCGGGGCGACAAACCCGCAGATCCGCGAGCTGACCCGGCGTTCCCTGTCGGCTGGCTTCGCGATGCGCGGGCAGGAGGGGCTCATCCTCTCGCCCATGGACGTTGTCCAGGCACTCACCGGCGGCGCCCGCGAGCGGCAGACCCCGTTCGTGATGATGGCACTCCGAGCCATCGGCAAGACTTCGGAGGAGTTCAATCAGCTGAATCCGGCCGAGCGGCTCACGGTCCTGACCGAGGCATTCGGATCGTTTTCCGCTGGTGTTGAGTTGATGGGCAAGAGTTGGTCTGCCCAGATGGGCACCTTCCGGGACCACATCAAGGATATTCTGCGGCGGGTCACCGAACCGATCTTCGACAAGTGGTCGGATCAGCTCCGCGGGACGAACGACTGGCTCGACAAGAACCGATCGATCCTGACCGACATGGCCGAGCGGGTCGGGCCGAAACTCGTCGGCGTCTGGGAGAATCTTGTCGAGAACGCGGCGGCCTACGCAGGGCTCGTCGGCGCCGCCGCATTCGTCAGCCAGGGTGGACCTGGTCTCGCCGCAGGGGCCTACCGCGGCGGCCGAGGGGCCTACGGGCAGGTCGCAGGCGCGGCTGCCTGGGGCGCTTCGCTGCCCGGGCGAAAGGGCTTCTTCGGGAAGATGGCCGGCGGCGGCGCAGCCGCGATCGGCGAGCTGAGCGTGGTAGGACGCCCCCTGCTCTCCGTCTTCTCGAAGCTGGCCGGCCCGATCGGGCTCGTCGTCGTCGCGTTCCAAGCGGTAATGGGAGCGTTCAAGGAGTTCCCTGCGGTCGTCTTCTTCCTCACGACGTGGTGGGCGGCTCTGATGGAGGCATTCGGCCAGCTCGGCGGAGCCTTCGGCATGCTCACCGGTGAGGGCTCGGCGCTGAACCTCGTTGGCGGGGCCCTGGGCCTGGCATTCGGCGGCCTCCTGATGATCTTCACCGTCGTCGTCAAGGTGATCGCGACCGTGGTCGCGGCGCTGGGAATGTTCGTGCAGGTGATCGGGCGTCTCGCGAAGGCCCTGTTCTTCGTGGTCACCGGCCAGTTCGGCAAGGCCGGCGAGGAGGTCGCAGGCATCGGCGCGAAGTCCGGATCCGACTTCATCGACAAGGTAGCCGGGATCTGGACGAAATGGGGCCTGGACGATGCCGGCGGCGGCTACGACCCGCTCGTGCCCGATGCCCCGGGGAAGAAGCCCCCGCCGCAGAACGTCAAGATCGACAAGGTCGAGATCAACACGCGGATCGAGACGAACGAGGATCCCGCGCGAGTCGCGGACTCCGTCGAGGATCTGCTGGACCGGATCTCACGGTACAGGACGCAAGCGCGCAGGCAACCGACCGCGGCTGCTGCTGGATTGGGCTGATCCATGTCCGAGCTGGCAGACGGACAGCCCCTCACCCTGCGAGACCTGACCACAGGCAAGGAGATCACCCTCGAGGGCGCGGCGCTGCCCCTCCGGAACGTCGCAGCGGGCGCGAAGCTCCGCCACACGACGACCTGGTACCCGGGGGCGACGATCGCCTCCGTCCAGGTGCACGGGATCGAGGAAGAGACGATCCAGCTCGAGGGCGACTGGCGCGACACGCTGCTCGGCCTCGAGGATGGCGCGGCGGCACTCGTCGCGGCGGCGCGGTCAATGCTCCTCGCGCAGCACCGGGTCGAGATGACCTGGGGAACGCTGGTCGTGCGACGCGGGATGATTTTGCGCTTCGCGCCCAAGTACCAGGGCCAGGCGGTGATCGGCTGGGCGATCGAGTTCATGCCGACCGAGACCGACGAGCCCGAATCGGTGATCACGAAGGAATTCCCGCCGACGCCGGAGACGGCGGTCGCGTGGTGGGAGGTCGTCGACGCCATCCTCGACGCGCTGACCTTCGGCGTCGCCATTGCCCAGCGGCACAAGGCCCTTTTCTAGATGTCGATCACATCCCTACTCGATGTTTTCGAGACCGCCGCAGCGCTCCCTGCGAGTGCCCGGGAGGCATGGGCCGAGGTCTCGGCAGCCTTCGCCGCTGGTGAGGTCACATCGGCGCAGCGGCGGCACCTCGTGGCGCGCTTGCGCGGGCTGCTCGACGAGATCAAGGCGGTCCGGGTCGACCTGGACGGCGCCGACGCCGAGGACTACCTCCGCGGCACGCACCCCGATCAGTTGGTCGGGGTCTGGCAGGGCGAGCGCGAGACCCGGCGACAGCTGGTCAAGACGTCGGGCGGGCTGCTGGAGCTGATCGACACGCTCGAGCGACTCGACACCGGCGACGCCCGGACCATGTACGTCTCGAGGGACGGCGACACGCTGCAGAGCATCGCGGCGGCCCACCTGGGCAGCTGGGAAGAGTGGCCGTCCCTGCTGGAGGCCAACCCCGAGATCACCCCCGGACCGCTGGCGTCCGGAACGCTGGTGGTCATCCCGGCGAGGCGGTAGCCCATGGGCGCGCGAGTCTACTACCCGCGGGCCAGGGTGATCCTGGACGTGATCTTCGAGGACTTCGCCGGCGGGACCGACGAGGCGATCCACATCATCGACGCCGTACCCGTCGAAGTGGAGGTCTCGCCGAACCACCACCGGGAAGCGGACACGGCGCGAATCGAACTCGAGTACGCCGATTTTCCGATCGACCCGCGCACCCTGCGGGCGGTTCGGGTGCTGGTACTGCTCGGCTCGGTCGACGAGCCCGGCGACCAGCTCGACGCCAGCAACCCGGATCACCGCGTCTTCATGGGGTTCGTCGACGAGCCCGAGACGGTGCTCTCTGGCGACGGCGACCGAGTGAAGTTCGACGCCCGGGACGCGACTTCGCTTTTCCTGGACTACACCTGTCCGGCTGGCTTGGCGATCGACATCGATTCGACGCTCGCGGTGATCGTCTACGGGATCATGCTGCAGGTGCCCGGCGTCATCGGAATGCCCATCGAGATCGCAGCGGGATCAGCGTCGGTCAACGTCGCGGAGAAGCTCGGCCGCACGAAATGGGCACCCCAGAAGGGCGACGACGCCTGGACGGTGCTGGTCGAGCTGTGCGGGCTGCTGGGGCTGATCCCCGTGATCGAGCTTGACACGCTCCGGATCCTCGACGCCGAGGGGTTCCGGGGGGTCGGCGCGGCGCGGTTCGTCTACGGGCAGAACCTCGAGCGGCTGACCTACCGCCGGCGGCTCGTCGAGACCCGGAGCGCGCAGATCCTCGTCCGCTGCTGGGACGAGCAGAAGCGCGAGCGGCGCGAGGCCCTCTATCCCCCGTCGCCAGAGGTCGCGAAGAAGATCATCGGCTACGACGGTTTGGTCGCCGACAAAGACGCGCCGATCGTTCCTCACTACATCTCGGGCAGCCACACGCAGGCCGACCTCGACGCGCTGGCGAGAGGGCTCTACGAGGAGGCCGCCAGCGATCAGATCGACGGCGAGCTGCAGACCCGCGACATGCAGGATCTCGACGAGGCCGTCGACCTCTGGAAGGCCAAGAACGGCGACCAACTGACGGTGAAGCTCGGCCGCGGCGAGCAGGCGGCGATCGAGGGGCGCACCGCCGGCGAGGCCCTGCTCTACCTCGTCCATCACGGGTGGAAGATCGAGGCGGCGAGGGCCTACGTCGCCGCCCTCAGGAAGGCCGAGGCGTCGGCGGTGAGCTTCTACGTCCGCAGCGCGTCGCATCGGTGGAGCCGGACCGACGGCTACCAGGCCCGGATCGAGTTCGTCAACTACGTGTAGGGGTGAGGCATGCGCGGGAGCGGAACACAGCGCAGCCTGCAAGAGCTGGTGCGTGACGGGCGGACGACCCTCGAGATCGGGACCATCACCGAGATCGAGACGCATACGGCCTGGGGCTACCTGCTGACGCTGGAGATCGAGCCGGACGGGCGCGAGGTCCAGGCACGGCCGGCCTACCCCGCCACCGGCGCGGCGACCGGCTTCTTCTGGCCGGTGGTCGAGGGTGACGAGGCCCTCGTGCTCTGCCCCGGTGGCGACGTCAATCGGGCGATTGCGATCTGCGGGCTGACCAGCTCGCAGGCGACGCCCCCGAGCGACTGGGACAACGAACAACCGCAGGCCACGCACGCCAAGGGGATGCACTTCCGGACGGTCGAGGCGGCCCCGGTTCAGAAGGTCGTCACAGAGGACATGCTCACCGACCTGATCGGCGTGTTCACCGAGATCGAGAGCATCGGCACCGCGGCGGGCGTTGCAACCCCGAACACTATCGCCATGAAGGCCCAACTCGCGACGGCCTTCCGGTCGTCTGCAGTCGAGACGGAGTAGCGAACCCGTGACCCTGACGATCAACCAGGAGCGCTTCGGGACTGACCTCGAGATGCCGACGAAGGCAGGGGCCAGCCTCCCGAAGACTGCGACCGGAGATCTCCGGCTGATCTCGGGCTACGCGAACCTGCGCCAAGCGGTGATTCGCCGGGCGATGACGGTCCCTGGAAGCCTGATCCACAGACCGGAGTACGGCGGCGGTCTGCCCCTGTACATCGAGCAGGCCGGCACGCTCGCCGGACGCTCGCGCATGTCGAACGCGCTCCGCCAGAATGCCCAGGCCGACGAGCGGATCGCCCGGGCGAAGGTCGTCGTTCAGGCTGGCGTCGTCGGCGAGGCCGGCGAGGTGCTGAGCAAGCGCGGCGCCACGGCCCGGATCGAGATACAGGTCCGGGACGACGACGAGACGCTGTCTGTTACGGCGGCGATGGGAGAGGGTAGCTAATGCCCGTCACCGTGCCGAGCTTCGACGCCCTCTGGGATGCATTTAAGGCCGAGGTGCAGTCTCGCGACGCAGACCTCACCGACTGGCTTCCCGGGAGCGCGCTCGACGCCCTGGCGGGCGCCTCGGCGGTCCTAACGGACGAGATGGTCCGCGCGGTGATCGACGCCTTCGCGGCGCACTTCGTCGACACGGCCGAGGGCGACGACCTCAGGGCCCTGGCGCTGGACCGGTTCAGCATCGCGTCGAGCACCTTCGAGGCCGCGGCCGCGCGGCTCACCGTGCGGTTCACGACCGCCCTGGGCGTCTACGTCGCTATCCCCCAGGGGACGAGCTGCAAGGGCACCGTCGACGGCGAGCAGGTGGAGTTCACCACCGACGCCGCGGCGGGCATCCAGGCGGCCGACTCCTACGTCGACGTCGACTGCACCTGCGTCGTCACCGGCACCGCTGGCAACATCGCGGCGAGCGTCCTGGACACCGTCAACGACGGCGCCGGCGTCCCCGGCGACCCGGCCATCACCATCTCGCACAGCGAGAGGGCGGTCGGCGGCCGCGAGGACTACACCGACGAGCAGATCCGGGCCTACTTGCGGTCGTATTTCGGCACCCTGCGCAAGGGCACTGTCGCCGCGGTGGAGTTCGGAGCGAAGCAGGTCCCCGGCGTCTTCTTCGCCACGGCCGACGAGTCGAACATCGCCCCCGGCGACGGCGGCTACACACTCGTGTACGTGGGCGACGTCGACGGCCGCAGCAACGCGGCCATGGAGACCGCGGTCGGGACCGAGCTCCTGGACTGGCGAGCCTGCGGATGCCTCCACACCGTCGACGGCATGGTCCGCGAGGAGATCACGCTCAGCCTGATCGTGTATGTGCCGTCCGCGCTGACCGAGCGCGAGGTCCTGCGGTCCTCCATCAAAGAGGCGCTGCTCGGCTATACCGACAGCCTCGCGGCCGGCAAGAGCCTGTTCGGGGACAAGGTCCACCATGCGGTCAACGACGTCGACAGCAACATCGACCACGTGACCGTCACGGGTTCCGGCGGTCCCTTCGCGGAAATCACGGTGAGCAGTCCCGAGAACTGCCTGCGGGTGACGGAGTCCGGGCTGACGATCACCTTCCAGGACGCGTAGCGGATGGCGCACACGACCGCCCAGCTGCTGGCGCAGATCAAGCGCTACCTACCGGACGAGTACGAGGTCTGGGAGCCCATCCTGGCCGGGATGGCGAAGCAGACTCGGCTTGCCCAGCTGATGCGCGACGAGGCCGTCCTGGACGTCACCGTCGGCGGCTCTGACGGCCAGTGGATGAAGCTGCTTGCCGCCGGCTACGGGGTCTTCAAGATCGAGGGCGAGTCCGATGCCAGTCTCCGGATCCGACTGCGCAACATCGAAGACCAGCTGACGAGGCCAGCCATCAAGGCGGTGGTCGACGAGCTGCTCGACGAGGCGGGGTCGACTCCGTGCCGGGTTGCCGAGTGGTGGGAGAACGACGTCAGCTGCTGGTGCGACGGAACAACCGTCGACGACGGCTACTCGTACTGCGACGAGGCATCGACCGGCGACTACTACAACGTTTTCTTCGTCTTCGTACCGCTGATCGGCGTCCATCCGGGATTCGGCGCCTCCTGCGACGACGAGGACTACTGCGACGACGAAGCCTACGCCGGCGTCGGGGGGGCACTCTCCGCGACGTACGACGCAATCATCGACGAAGTTGAGCGCGTGCGGGCCTCCTGCACCCGTTGGTGGCTCGTGATCGACTTCGCGGGCGACTACATCTAGGAGACGAAGAACATGACGGCACTTCCGGCCAGTGGTGGTGGGATCCGCCTGTGGAACGCCTACGAGCGGGTCACCAGCGACGGCCTGAACGACTCGCAGACCATGGGCTTGCAGTTCGTCCTGGATGCGCTGCTCGGGTCGATGACCTACAACCACGAGGCCCCGGCACCGCGCGACGGGTTCCTCGGGCGGTCGTTCGAACCGTCCTACAGCGGCTCAAACGCGTACATCGCCCCTGGCCTGGCCCTGCGGTACGACTCGACGCTGACCGACGACCACGCGCCGCACATCATTCCGCTCTTCAGCGACGACCAGGTCACGCAGGCGGCTACCAACAACGCCTCCGGCCTCTCCCGGATCGACATCATCTCCATCGGTGTCAACGAGGTCGACGACGAGAGCGCGACGGTCTACATCAAGGACCCGGCGACGGGGCAGGTGACTGGGCAGACGAAGGATACGCGGCGGCAGTACAGACACACCCTGACGTACACACTGGGCACGCCACACGCGAGTCCGGTTCCCCCCGCGACGCCGGCGGGCCATCTGCTGGTCTGTCAGTTCACTGTGGTCACCGGTGGATCTGCCATCTCGGACATGATCGACCATCGCGCCCAGCTCCCGCTGCCGACCGACAAGCTGCCGATGTTCATCTCACACGCCGAATTTCACTGCCTGAATGGCGCCGCCATCGCCGACGAGGCACGCACGGGAACGACCACCCTCGGCACACTGAAGGTGAACCCCAACGAGCACGACTACGTATGCGCCCTGAAGGGGATCGGTGGCCTCCGGATCGACAAGATGGAGATCTGGGTCAACATGGGCGCCACGGACGACTCGATCACGCTGGAACTGCGGGAGATCGATCCGGTGACGCCCGCAAACCTGCAGATCGCCACCGTGTCGAAGACCGGCGTGACCGGCGATTCCTTTGCGGTGGTCGACGTTGACTACGCGCCCGACGAGCGGGACCGGACTTATCTCCTGTGGCTGAAGCTGACACCTGGTGCCCTCGGCGGCGCCGATCCCCAGTTCTACGGCGCTCGGTTCCTGTAGAGGGAAACCCGCAGTAGCCAACGTATCCCCTGTCGTCCCCTCGGCGACGTCGACGTCCGTCCGGGCCTGGCGCTCTGGCACGACTCGGCGGCCTCGACCGGTACGACCGGATCACCGCGGCCCCGCTCTACACCAACGACAAGAGCGCGACCCGCTACTTCAAGGATCCGACGACGCAGGTGATCTCGACGAACAGCGTCGCGACTCGTCGTCGGTACGCGGCACCGCTGACGTACACCGCGGGCACTCCCGGCGGCACCTACCCGGCGATCCCGGCGGGGCACATTCCGATCGCGAAGTTCAAGGTCGCGGCGGCTGCCGGTTCGATCTCGGATCTGTACGAC